AACTAAAATAATTCAATTTTTGTATTGTTATATCAATTATATATATTATATTTACACCATAAACCAATTAAAACCGACTAAGATGAAAACAACAAAAGCAACAATCAAAAGTTTTATCAATAAAAATATTGATAATTTGTTTATTAACGTTAAATCTTCATTTGATGGAATGACAGACTGCTGCGAATCATTACATGAAGGATTCAAAAAAGCAAGTAAATCAGAATCGAGAGAACGTTGGAATTTAGGAATTGAAGAAGCATGGTTTGTAGGACAAAGCAGAGATTATTTTACATCATACGAAACAGATACATTGATAGGATATGAAGTATCTAATTGCTGCGGACACTTCATAATAGCAGTTGAAAAATAAACCTTAGTCGGTCGCTTCCCGAGATAATTTCAGAGGAGGCGTTACTGACTAAAAAATTACTACAATGAAAACTATTAGTGGAATATATAAAATTCAATCGACTATTAAACCGGAAAGGATATACATAGGAAGTGCTGTAAATATTTATAAGAGGTGGAGTAAACATCTGGGAGAATTAAAAAGTAATGCTCATCATTCAATTATACTACAAAACCATTTCAATAAATATGGTATTTCTGATTTACAATTTTCTGTTTTACTCGGTTGCGAAATAAATGATTTAATAAAGACAGAACAGTATTTTATTGATTCATGGAATCCTTATTTCAATATTTGTCGTATTGCTGGAAATTGTTCTGGAATTAAACAATCTGAATTGACCAAACAGAAAAAAAGAGATAAACAATTAGGTAAAAAAGCATCTCAAGAAACACGACTTAAAATAAGTAATTCGATGAAAGGACACAAAGGACATAAATTTACGGATGAGCAAAAACGTAATATCAGTGAATCAAAAAAAGGAACACAGTATAAACAAAGGCGATAACCTCAAACCCGTTACCGGCTTTTAAATTAAAGTCAGAGTGCCCTCAAGACTATAACAAAAGGGGTTCTTTGAACGGGAGAGCCAGCAAAGATAAACTCACACAGGTTGTTTATCCCTCCCGTTCTTTTTAAAATTTAAATTTAAAACTATGGAAGAAACAATCGGAATCAATCTTGAACTACCTGTTAAATTCTCATTTGAACTTGACAGGAAACTGCTTGACATGAAAGAGTCAGGTGTCAGAAAATCTAAGGCTCAATATATTATTGAACTTGCTCAGATGGCATTTTTACAAAAGATAGTAAATGCAGAAATCAAATGAAGCGCATTTTTTACCTCAATGATGAAAAGGAGTTTATTCAAGCATTTGAATACCCGGCAGAACCTATTGTATGGGTATATAGATGGATGGGTAAGACTGCTTATTCTGTGGCTTTGAGTCAATTAATTGAACAATTTTATTTTCTTAACTAATGAAAGACAGAATTTTTTTACATGAAATTAATGAACCTGATGGCTATGGAGCCTATTCAGATGAACAACTTAATGAAAGAACTGAGGATGTTAAAGAATGTCCATTGTGTGACGGTAAAGGATTTGATGAGATTATTTCAGACTGTTGCGGAGATACAAGAGAGCCTGATTTAATGTTATGTTATCATTGCCATGATCATTGTGATCCTTCTCCCTGCCCTGATTGTAATGGAACTGGAATAATAAAATAAGCTATGTTACTAATGTGTCCAAATTGTCAAGCAATATGGGGAATGGAAGAAATAGATGAGCAGTATTGTGGTGCCTGTGGCTATCCTGATCCCGATGAAAATGATACTATTGAAGACTGGTATATTGAAACAGATGTAAATGGAAATTGTTTTTCAGATGCAGACCCTGGATTATAAATTTAAACCCCCCGAAAATGGAAATCAAATTAATCAAAAAGACAATGAAGATCACCGGAACAGTTTACTACTATGTTACTGTTGACGGAGCAATGCAGTCAGTAACCTGGACTAGTGATCTTGAGCAGGCAAACAAATCCCTGAGTGAGATTATTGAAAGCTGCAAAAAGTACCCTGAGGACGTTTACGAAACCATTAAAGTGCAGATGTTATAATGGAAAGTACATTTATCATATCAGCAGACATAAAGCCGTTTAACGGAACGGATGAGGAGTATCATGCCGACAAGGATCATGTATCAGCTTCAGGACTTAAAAAGATAAAGGAGTCACCAGCTCATATGAAAGAGTCTGAAGAAGACACGGAAGAAACTGAGGCAATGCGTTTCGGTTCTGCTTATCATCTTTATAATTTACAGCCTGAGAAGTTTGAAGATGAATATTATATCTTTGATGATGCCGGTATCTATTCCGTTCTGATAGGCGAGGGATTCAAGTCACCTCGTTCTACAAAGCAATATAAAGAATGGATGGAGTCAGAGATGCGGCTGGTAGGTGATCGGAAGTCAATAAGCAAAGACTGGGTTTCAAGAATAAAAGGCATGAATGAAAAGTTAATGCGTCACCCGTATGTTAGAATGCTTTTAGCAGGCGGTATAAACGAACAAGGTTATATGGGTTCGATTGAAACCGAGGCCGGGCCGATGAAGATTAAATTCAAACCTGATCATCAGAACGATGGTAAAAAGTTCATTGTTGATCTAAAGACAGCAAAGAAAGCCTCGAAGGATGGATTTGAAAGGGCTGCTGCTGAAATGAGTTACCACATACAGTCAGCTTATTACTCTGATCTATTGGAGAAATATTCAGGTGACAGCCGGCATTACACATTCTTTTTTATTGCTCAGGAGAAAATACCGCCTTATGCTTTTAATATCTTTGAATGTTCACCTCAGTTTATTTCTCAGGGCCGGTTTGAATATGAGATGCTTTTACAGCTTTACAAGTATTGTATTGACAATAACACATGGCCCGGATATCAGGTCTGGTGTGAGAATAAATACGGTATTCTTGAGTTAAAGCTCCCGCCGTGGGCAATTAAAGACTTAACATATTATGATCATTTTAGTGGTCATCAAATAGTTTCTAAACAATTACAATTAAATTAAATGGAAAACACACAAGTTGCAGTAAGAGAGAGAGAGAGTAAACTTCTCGTGTTCCAGGCAGAAAAACAATTTTCAGCCAGTAATGAATACAAAATGAACTTCAACCGTGAGGCTGGGTTTGCTATTCAGATTTTGACTAATAATCCTTATCTGATGAAATGTGATCCTAATTCTGTAAAGGATTCGATTGTTAATGTTGCACTGACAGGGATAACACTTAACCCGGCTTTGAAATATGCCTATTTAGTACCTCGCAAAGTCAAGGGTGATCTAAAATGTATTCTTGATATTTCCTACATGGGAATGATTAAGATTCTCACCGATGCCGGAGCTGTTAAGAATGTTGATGCCGGGGTTATTTACTCGAATGATAAGTATGACTTCCGCCGGGGTTCTGATCCTTATTTTAAACATCAGCCAGCGTTATCAAACAAAGGCGAGAAGATCGGGGCCTATGCCATTGCTTTCCTTCGCGATGGTGGATTTCAGTTTGAGATTCTTGGCCGTGAGGAAATAGAAAAGATTCGTGCAACATCTGAAAGTTACAAGAATGAGGAAGGCCGGAAATATTCACCGTGGGAAACATGGGAAGATGAGATGTGGAAGAAATCAGCACTCAAAAGACTTTTCAAACTCCTACCAAAAACAAACTTTTCAGAGCAGCTTATAGCTTCAATTAGTCATGATTATGATAATGAGGTAAGCGACCTGGATCAGACAAAGGAAGACAAATATGCCGGGATGTTTGAAGACATTCAAGACGCTCAGGTTGTGAAAGACCCTCCGGTTGAAAAGAAACCAAAGAAGGAGCCGGTAAAAGAAGAAGGAACAGAACCGGAAATCTTTACTAAATGAAAGATGTGATACTTATTCCCGCGATCTTTGACGGGTCGCGGGATCTTAAAGATAAGACCAAAAAACTATCTTTTCAGACTAATGAGATAACTCCAAAACAAGCTGGGGAACTTCAGTTATGTGTCGGTGGTTATGTTTACCTGGCAATTAAGCAGGAACCGTTTTTAAAGGATCAGGTTGACGCTTTAGGTAGTATGAAGGCTGAATATGAGGATACGGGCAAAACTCCCGCACAACGCACCAGAAACGCATTGTACAGGCTTTGGCAGCAGGAGCCGGAAGGGTATGAAGACTTTCAACTATTCTATAACTTCAAAATGGAAGGTTTTATAACCTACATAAAGAATAAGTTGTTATGACTAAGATCCTTTGGAAACTCTTTAAAAGATGGTGGCGCAGATGACAAAGAAATATAAAATGGTAAAACTTACCAAGAAATACCTTGCAAGCAAAACTGGACTTGCTCGAACCTGTGAAGATTGTGCTCTGTATTATTTTGAACAGCACTGTCTATATGGACTGGCGTTTGATCTACCTCATTGTGTTGAGAAAAAATGTTATTATGTTAAGATATGAAAAAGCGAGCAATACCATTAAATGATTGGCATTATTTAATTAACCAAAAAAGGATTAAGGTTGCCTGGCATGGATTATGGAGATGGAAAAGAGGCGGGTGGTTAGTACGTTCGTGGGTCTTTAGTGTTAGAAATCGATCAGGATATTCTAATATTATAAATCGATTTGGACATTGGTACCAGATATGTATTTTTGGCTTAAACATAGGTATAATGTATAAAATTGATCCATGACAAAGCACTGTAAAATATACATGGCATATTTCGATTATGTTGTTGCAGAGGAGATAATCTGTGAGGCGTGCGGAAACCTGGCTGTGGATATTCACCACATAGACGGCAGAGGCAAAGATAAGGATGTGATTAAGAATTTAATGGCACTATGCCGGAAGCATCACGCAATGGCGCATGAGAAGATACCAAAGTCAGAGATGTTACTGATACATAACTACTTTCTGACTGGTCGAAGGAAACAATTTTTAAAATAACCTCCGATTTATTTTTTTATAT